GTGCAACTCAGGGTGACATCAACACCGACAACATCACAGAAGGATCTACTGCCCTATTCACCACTGCTGCACGCACAAGGTCACACTTCACGTATGGCACTGGCATTGAACATGATGGATCTGGTGCTCTTTCTGTTACTCAATCTGATATCAATACTGATAATGTCACAGAAGGATCCACAAACATCTTCTTTACCAACGCTCGCGCTAGGGGTGCATTTAGTGCTGGTGGCGATCTCGCTTATAACGCTAGCACTGGTGCATTTAGTGTAACCACCTTTAAGACTACTGATGCTCGTGGCGCTGTAAGTGCTACTGGCGATCTGTCTTACAATTCTGGCACTGGCGTCTTCTCTTATACCACACCCGACTCGGATGGTATTGCTGAGGGAAGCACCAACCTTTATCACACTGCTGGTCGTGTTGATACTCGTATCGCACTTCAAGTTGGTGCAAACCTTGACCTGACTAATCAGGACACTGCTGATCTGGCAGAGGGCACTAACCTCTACTATACAGATGCTCGTGCTGATGCTCGTGTCGCACTTCAAGTTGGGGCAAACCTTGACCTGAACAGTGTAGACACTAGTGCCCTAGCAGAAGGATCTAATCTTTATTACACAGACGCTCGTGCCGATGCTCGTGCATCAGCAGCCATCACCGCTTTGGGTCTTGGCACTGCTGCTACCACTGCGGCAACTGCATATGCAACTGCTGCACAGGGCACACTTGCTGCTTCTGCTACACAACCAGGTGATCTGGGTGCTGTCGCTACCAGTAATGACTATGATGATCTTACTAATCTGCCCACACTCTTCTCGGGTGCCTATGCAGATCTGACTGGCAAACCTACATTATTCTCTGGTGCATACGCTGACCTGACTGGCAAACCTACATTATTCTCTGGTGCTTATGGAGACCTAACTGGTCTGCCCACACTGGGCACTGCTGCTGCAACAGCATCTACTGATTATGCTACTGCCGCACAAGGCACAACTGCTGACTCTGCACTACAAGCAGAGACGATTGATCTTACAACCCTCAAATCCGTCGCTGCGGGTGCTGCTGATTTTGCAGCATTCCAGGCTGCAATCGCTGCTCTCTAATAACCAATGGCAATTCCAACTTCTAAGGCAGAATTAAAAGAATACTGCCTCCGTAGACTGGGTAAACCAGTCTTGGAGGTGAACGTATCTGATGATCAGTGTGATGATGCCATCGATTATGCTATTCAAAAGTTCCAAACATATCACTATGAAGGTGCTGAGAGAGTTTATCTAAAACATCTCTTTACTTCTGCTGAAATTGCAGCGGGTCGTACTAATACAGATACTACTGGTGCTGATGGTACTACTGTCTGGTCTGAGCAAAATACATACCTAACAGTCCCAGATCATATTCTGGCAATTGAAGGTATGTTTGCTTTTACTGACAAAGGCACTCGCAGTATGTTTGATATTCGTTATCAGATGAGACTGAATGATCTGTATGACTTTACGTCTACACAGTTCTATCACTACTATATGATTCAGCAACATCTGTCTAGTATTGACTTCATGCTGGAAGGTCTGAAACCTATCAGATATAATAATGTTCAAGACAGAGTATACATTGATTTTGACTGGACTGAGGATGCACTTTCAGATCAGTATGTGATCCTTAAATGTTGGCGTGCTTTGGATCCAAACAGTTGGACAGAAATCTACAACCAAATGTGGATGAAAGATTATGTTACTGCTAAAATTAAAAAGCAGTGGGGTCAGAATCTTACTAAGTTCACGAATGTCCAAATGCCAGGTGGTGTCACTCTGAACGGTGAGATGATTTATAACGATGCTGTTGAGGAATTAAAGATCCTTGACGAACAACTTCGTACTACCTGGGAAACACCTCCCCTAGACATGATAGGATGATATGGCACTTAACAGTTTCTTCACCCAAGGTACAACAGGAGAGCAGGGTCTCGTACAAGATCTCGTCGATGAGCAGATTAAAATGTTCGGCAAGAACGTGTACTATATCCCAAGAACGCTCGTCAAAGAAGATAGTGTCTTCGGAGAAGATACACTATCCAAATATACAGGCGCATTTGAAGTCGAAGTATATTTGGAAGATGCTGGTGGTTTTCGTGGTGATGGCGATATCTTCGCTAAGTTTGGTGTCAGAATTCAAGACCAGGTTACCTTCATCATATCTAAACGAAGGTTTACAGCAGCAGTAGATGATAACGCTACTCTGATTGTGGAGGGTCGTCCTAATGAAGGAGATCTAATTCACTTCCCTATGGTGGGTAAAACATTTCAGATCCAGTATGTAGAGCATGAACAACCTTTCTTCCAGTTAGGTAAGATATACACATGGGGTTTACGTTGTGAACTCTTTGAATACAGTGATGAGGATATTGATACTGGCGTTGCAGAGATTGATGCTATTGAAGTCAATCATGCTAATGCTGTTGGTATGGTAATGGCCGAAGGTGGCACAGGTGATTATACAGTTGGTGAGACTGTGACTGGTGCTGTTACTAATACAACCGCCGAAGTGAAGTCTTGGGATAATGCTACTAGAACTCTTATTGTTATCAATAGGAGTGGTAGATTCTCATCTGGTGAAACTATGACAGGAGACACTAGTTCTGCCGTCTGGTCTACCTATACCTATAACACTATAAATAATGTGAACTCGGAATATGATCAAAATGTGGCAATTGAAACTGACGCAGATGCAATCATAGATTTCACACAAACTAATCCATTCGGTGAGTTTGGTAATAAAGGGAGCACAATCTAATGCTAGGAACTTATTCATATCACGGTGTAATTAAAAAAACCGTGGTTGCCTTTGGCACACTATTTAATAACATTGAGATCAGAAGATCCCAAGGATCCAAAACTGAGGTCATGAAAGTGCCTTTGGCATATGGACCTAAGGATAAGTTCTTAGCGCGTCTGCGTCAACTTGGTGATCTTACTACCAAGGATCAGGTGCAGATTACTCTGCCTAGGATTGCATTTGAGATTCAAGCAATCACATATGATCCAACAAGAAAGTTATCACCCACACAGTATATTAGAAATACTACTGCCGCTGGTGCTAACAACAAGGGGTTCATGCCAATCCCATATAATATTAATTTTGAATTAGCAATCCTTAGTAAGAACCAGGATGATGCTCTTCAAATCATTGAGCAAATTCTACCATTCTTTCAACCAAGTTTCAACATCACAATGAACTTGGTACCAGAACTTGGTGAGAAGAGAGACTACCCAATTACACTGGCAAGTATTGATTATGATGATCAGTATGAAGGAGATTATGATACTCGCAGAACTCTAATTTATACCTTACAGTTTGTTGCTAAGACATTCTTGTATGGTCCTGTACAGGATAACAGTGGTGAGATTATCACCAAGGCAATTGTGGATTACGCTACTGATTCTGTCAGAACAGCACCAAGAGAGGTGCGTTACACTGCTACTCCTGCATCTACAATTGATAGAAACTCTGACGCAACAACTACGTTGTCGTCAGCGTGTGATGATAATGATGGAATCATTAAAGTTACAGATGCATCTGGTCTTGTTATTCATACGAATATCCAGATCGATGATGAAGTTATGCGTATCGCTAAGATCGACGGAACACAGGTATTCGTTACCCGTGCTTGGTTGAACTCAACGAATGCAGCACACACTAACGGATCAGCGATTCATAGGATTACTGAGGCAGATCATGCCTTAGTTGATTCTGATGACAACTTCGGATTTAATGAACTATTCAGTGAATTTACAGATGGACTCTCACGAAACCCAACCACAGGCGCAGACGAGTAAGTATGATGGCATTGAGGATGCTCTCGATGTCAAAACTGAAATCGTCAAAGATGCAACACCAACACCTGTTACTGAGGTAGAAGTAACTACTTCCACCAAAGAACAATTAAAGAAAGACTATGAGTATACTCGTGGGAATCTTTACTCTCTGATCGAGAAAGGTCAAGAGGCAGTTGATGGCATCCTTGAATTAGCACAAGAGTCAGATCAACCAAGAGCATTTGAAGTTGCTGGACAGTTGATTAAACATGTGGGTGATGTTGCTGACAAACTAATTGATCTACAAAAGAAGGTCAATGACATTGAAGCACCAACTAAAACCAAAGAAGTTACCACAACAAACAATACTATGTTTGTAGGTAGCACAGCAGATCTTGCCAAGTTTCTAAAAGCGCAGCAAGATAAATAATAAAAACAACCAAGTAGTATAACCATGGATAGAGTTCGTGTACTGGCTACTGAGGTAACCCTCAGTGCAGCAACCAATCTGGGTAAGGCGACCGCTGTTCGTGTTGTCAATGACACTGCCGCCACCATCGTCTTAGTTATTGACGATGGTCCTGTTGTAACTGAGCGTGGAGACGGCACTAAGTATGTCGCTCTTGGATCACGTAATGCCAGTGTTGAGGCGGGTGGTGTTGTCTACTTGGAAAAAGATCCACTCGAAACCATCGATGGCGCTGGTCTGAAATGTACAAAAGTAGCACGTCAGTAACATGAATTTTTTCAAAGAAGAAGAATCAGATCGTCTTAAAGACAGACGCATGGAGCGCGGCGGTGTTGATGGCAACAACCGTTATAACAAAGCACCTGGCAAACCCAATACATGGGGTAAGAAACCTGGTAAAAAATATGATGGTATGTCTGCACTTGAAAAAGTGAAAGCAGATATCCGTGCCAAGCATGGTAAAGGTGCTATCAAAGAAGACGCCAAGATGGGCAAGCAGTCAGATGAGAAACTGGCAGCGTTGCATAAGCAAGTCAGTGGTGCTGACCAGAGTCTCCCATCTAATCAATTCATGTTGAAGAGAGTGACAAAGGAAATGAATCGCAGAAAGAAAGCAACTAAAACTGAGGGTTATGCCCCTGGTGATGTTGATCAGAAGGTTGGTGCTGTAACTCCTATCCCTAAGAAGGATCAAGATGATGCTCGTGCAAGAATCCTTGCTAAGGCAAAGGCTAAGCGTGCTGCACGCTTGAAGAGTGAAGGAGTAATCGTTGAAGGTAAGAAAAAGTGCAAAGAATGTGGGGGTAAAGGATGCTCTCACTGTAAGGACAAAGGTTACATGGTGACTCACGATTGTTCAAAGAAAATTGAACATGCTGAGTGGGGTGTTGGTGAGTGTATCTCTGAGATGCATACACTAGATGAGCAAGGTAACATCACTCACTATGATATTCTCTTTGAGCATGGTGTAGAGCAAAATGTACCTGTCGAACTTCTCACTACTTTGGTATCTGAGATGCATGAACATGCTATCAACGATGAGAAGAATGAGATTGTAGAGAAGAAAGGTCTGTGGGCAAACATTCACGCCAAGCGTAAGCGTGGTGAGAAACCTGCTAAGAAGGGTGATAAGGATTATCCTGCTACTCTGAAAGTGGAACGTGCTGACATGTGGCATCCAGATCCTGAGAAGGATAAGAAACTGGGTGGTCCTGGTGCTAATGCTCGTGCCCGTGAGGATAGTGCTGCTGCATCTAAACCAAAGGCAGATCCTAAGAAACTGAAAGATGGTGAGTCCTACATGGACTATTCCAAGCGTCAGAAGGCAGCAAAGTCTGGTACTGCTGCTAGCAGATTAGCAGCGAAAGGTGCTAAGACTGGATCAGGTCAAGCACCTAAGGAGCGTAAGCGCGACAAGGTTGGTAAGGCACTTGGTAAACTGGTTGATAAGATCGGTGGTATCAAGAAAGAAGGCAAGTCCTACAAAGAGTTCTGTATTGAGGCTAGTGATCATGGCTGAAAAATTAGATAATGGCACGTACAAGTGCCCTTATTGTGGATTGACATCCCCAAGAAACCACCAACGTCCTAAGACTTGGATGGAAAAGCATGAAGCAAACTGCCCTAAAAGACCATGATCAGTTTTAAAGAATACATTTTCGAGGCAAAGAATTGTCCCGAAGGAACTAGTTACTGTAACAAGTGTGGGTCTTGTGTTCAAAAAACCTGTGATCAAAAGAAGGCAGAGAAGACAATGAAAGAAGATGCTACTTCTAATAAGAAGATGCAACTTCAAAGAAAGCAACTCATGCTTAATCGTCAGAAACTGCAACTGCAAATGAAGTCAGTGCAGAAGAAGGATGCGTCTCAGGACATGAGCATGAAAGAAAGTGCATGGCAGCGTAAGGAAGGTAAGAACAAAGAAGGTGGATTGAACGAGAAAGGACGCAAGTCTTATGAACGTGAGAATCCTGGTTCTGATCTGAAAGCACCCCAACCTGAGGGTGGTCCTCGTAAGAGATCATTCTGTGCTCGTATGGGTGGCAACAAAGGTCCTATGAAGGACGAGAAGGGACGCCCAACTCGCAAAGCATTGGCGTTAAGAAAGTGGAAATGTTAGGATTCTATATTATATTCGGTGCCATAGTTTGTCTCATATGTTATGCTGGCACCGAAGAAACCATGCGTCTCTTTGCTTTCGTTGACATCCATATTAGATACAGTTTTGTTAAACTAAAATTATATTTCTTAAAACAAAGGGTAAGGCGTCAGTTAAGCAAAGATCTCGGGGACTACTCAAAACTAATTAAGGAAATTAAAGATGACCAACGATAAGGAACTGTCGGATCTCAAAATTGAGAGAAAGGAATGTCCTAAATGTGGTGCTACTTGGATCAACGGTCAACACCGTTGGAACACAGGTGCTATGGGTAGTGAACTAGACCTGGCAGGTTTGGTATGTAATACCCTAGCAGATCAAACTTGCATCAATCCCATACGAGGTATAGAAGGTGGTGATACGTGGGAGGATAGATTTGCGACTATACATAAGTTAGATAGAGAGAAGCGTGATGAATTCGAGGCTGAATAAACGTGTTGGTCCTCTGACACAAAAGGAGCGCGAAGAACATCAAATGCTTATGCTATCTCTTCGTGCTAGAATTCAAGAACTTCGCGAGCAAGATCAATGATGTTGCAGTTTGCTAGGTTCTGTGGAACAGTATTAAATAACCCATGGGGATGTGGACTATTGGCATGGTGCCTGGTCTTCGTTCCCATTATTGGTATGTGGGCAGTACATACTTATGGGTGGCAACATTGGGAACCATTTCATAGGAGTCACAAGTGAGAGTTGGATTAGTAGGTTTGGGTAAGTTGGGTCAGAATATATGTAAGCAACTAATTGATAATGATGTTGAAGTTTATAGTTATCACACAGACCGTCCCATACAAGATGAAGTATATGAACAAGGCAATCTAACTGGTTACGTTACATCATTAGAACTACTAAGAAATAAAATCAAGTTTGATACAAATATACATATTAGTGTAGGTGAAAAACCAGGTGTTTATATACTAACAGATAACTCATTCGATGAGTTAGTATTACATTGCGATCCTAGCGATGTAATTATTGATTACACAGATCATAATTATGGTGTAGATAGAAAAACATACGCTGAAAAACTAGGAGTAAGTTATATCCATGGTGGCCTTTACGGTCATAAGTATGCGATCCTTTCTTGTCAAAATGTCCTTAGCATTCTCTCACTAAATGGAACACGAAGAAGAGGAACACAGTTATGACTATCAAGTATCACTCAGAATAGCAGATGTATATGCTCTACATGATTGTGTCTGCGAACGTCTTAGGATGTGGGCAGGCGGTGAACCAATGCAGCAAGAACACTTATATTATTTGAGAGATTCTCTCTATCGTATTATTCTAGAAGACAGGTTTGAAAATTTATGAAATTTGAATTAGATATGGAGGACTACGCTATCATCCTCAATGCGCTACACTACTATAAGAAAGTAGAGAAGCGTGGCAACTTCAAACAATACAATGAAGATCGTGTCAATCAGTTGCGAGACAAGATGGCATATCAATTAGTACCTAGTGAATATTGCGAACCTAAATCATGAGTGCTGTATTTGTGTTTGGATTTGTTTTGCTACTCACGATAGGAATGGAACTTACTTGGCCTGTTAAGAAATGAATTTACTATTGCGTCCTCTTGATAATGCTAACGATCCTGTGTGGTCAGTAATCATTATGGTGATGCTGGCAGTTGGTGGTGCAGTGTTCGTAGTTGTATACATACTAAGAGAAGCATTTGCGGAGTTAGAAGATGGCAGCAATGACACCCCCAAGTCGGAAGAGTTGTTACAACTTCCGAGTGACGGAGATCAATCGTGTTCTTGATGGTGATACTATCGATGTCACTATTGACCTCGGGTTTGATTTATACAAGAAAGAAAGAGTTAGAGTTGCAGGCGTTGATACACCAGAGAAAAGAACGAGAAACTTAGAGGAGAAGGCTCTTGGAATCGACGCAACCAACTGGCTCAAAGAAAAACTCGAAGGTACTTTGGCTGGTGATGATGAGTTGTCTGTTAGGACTGAACTTGTTGGTGGCACTGGCAAATACGGGCGTCTTCTGGGTTGGCTTTACATTGGGGACGGAACTGTGTCCCTTAACGAGCAAATGATTGAAGAAGGATATGCTCACGCATACGATGGTGGCACCAAGGATATGAATCTGGAAAAACTAAAAGAGATTCGTAGAGCACACGGCACATTGGTGGAATGAAATGAGCGATCAGATCTATCTTGGTAATCCTAATCTAAAAAAAGCAAATGTCTCTCAGGCATTTACACCAGATCAGGTTGAAGAATATGTAAAGTGTAGTAAAGATCCTGTATATTTTATCAAAGAATATATCAAGATCATCTCACTTGACAAAGGTCTGATCCCCTTTACCATGTATGACTTCCAGGAGGACATGACCAGGAAGTTCCATGCTGAACGATTTAATATTGCAAAACTACCACGGCAGTCAGGTAAGTCTACCATCGTTACCTCATACCTGCTGTGGTATGTGCTGTTTAATGATAATGTGAATGTGGCGATCCTTGCTAACAAAGCAGCGACTGCTCGTGAGATGCTACAACGATTACAACTAAGTTATGAAAACCTCCCCAAATGGATGCAGCAAGGTATCTCCCAGTGGAATAGGGGGAGTCTGGAATTGGAGAACGGATCTAAAATTATGGCTGCTTCTACTTCGGCTAGCGCCGTTAGGGGCATGTCTTTTAATGTCATTTTTCTGGACGAATTCGCGTTTATTCCGAACCACATTGCTGATCAGTTCTTTTCATCTGTCTATCCTACTATATCTTCTGGTAAAAGCACAAAGGTAATTATCATCTCCACCCCACACGGGATGAATATGTTCTACAAACTCTGGCATGATGCTGAGAGGGGTAAGAACGAATACACAACCACAGAAGTTCACTGGTCAGAAGTTCCAGGAAGAGATGATCACTGGAAAGAACAAACGATTAAGAACACATCAGAGGAACAGTTCCGAGTTGAGTTTGAATGTGAGTTCCTAGGATCTGTTGATACACTTATCTCTGCTTCTAAACTTCGTACCATGGTGTACGATGAACCTATCCAAAGGAACAAAGGTTTAGATATATTTGAAGCAGCGCAAGAAGAACATCAATATGTAATTACAGTTGACGTAGCGCGTGGAGTAAGTAAAGATTACTCAGCATTTACAATCATCGACACTACCACAATACCATATAAGATGGTAGGTAAGTATAGAAATAATACTATTAAACCTTTATTGTTCCCAAACATCATACATCAGGTTGCGACAGCATACAACCACGCCTACGTGCTCTGTGAGGTCAATGATATTGGTGGACAGGTAGCAGACATTTTACAGTTTGATTTAGAGTATGATAACTTACTGATGTGTGCCATGAGAGGTAGAGCAGGTCAGGTAGTTGGTCAGGGATTCTCTGGGAACAAGACACAGATGGGTGTCAAGATGTCTACCACAGTTAAGAAGACAGGATGCTCTAACCTCAAAGCACTGATTGAGGATGATAAACTATTACTATCAGATTATGATGTCATTGCTGAGTTGACTACTTTCATTCAGAAAGGTCAAGCGTGGGAAGCAGAAGATGGATGTAATGACGACCTCGCTATGTGCTTGGTGATGTTCTCATGGTTAGCAACATCAGACTATTTCAGAGAGTTGCATGACAATGATGTGCGTCATAGAATGTACATGGAGCAGAAGGAAGCAATCGAAGCAGACATGGCACCATTCGGATTCATTGATGATGGGACTGAACCAGAATCATTTGTAGACGACAAAGGTGATAGGTGGCATGTTGATGAGTATGGTGACATGGCATACATGTGGGATTATAGATGAACCTAGAAGATGAATTTGAACTAGAACATCTATTACTAACTCAAAGACGTTGTAGAGTATGTGGCAAGACGAAAGATCTTCTTGATGGTTTTTATATGACACGAAAGGATAGAGGTAACATTCCTAGTGCATATGCATATGAATGTAAGGAGTGTACTATAAAAAGAGTATCTAAATCAAGGATTACAGATAGTACAAAGTACGAATACCCTGACTGGTAATAGGTTCACGTCCGAGTTCCCCAGTGAAAAGGTGCATTATTCTAAATAATAATAGCATCCATTGAACTTCACAGGAGAACCAAGCAAGATGGCCAACACACAGATTTCACCAGGTGTATTGGTTCAGGAAAGAGATCTTACTAACACTATTAACGCAACGATCGATAACGTTGGCGCTATTGTTGGTACTTTTTCCCAAGGACCCGTTGAAGAGATTGTCACAATTTCTTCCGAAAGAGAACTCATTCAAGTATTTGGTGAGCCGAACGAGCAAAACTACGAATATTGGTTTAGTGTCGCACAGTTTATGCTGTATGGCGGTACCTGTAAGGTAGTCCGTGCAGACAACTCTGCATTGAAGAACGCGATTGACACTGCAATCTTTACGCAGACAATCTTCTCAGCAATTGACGTTACATTGTCTGTCCAGAACGCTACTGGATTCGACATCAGCGATTTGCTTCTGATTGACGCAGAACTTATGTCAGTCACTGCTGTTACTGGTAACGACCTGTCAGTTCTCCGTGGTCAGAACGCTACCGCTAACACGTCACACGCTGGTGGTTCACAAATCACCCAGATCAAGACTGTCTCTGCTGCAACTTCACCCCTTAACCAAGGTGGTACGCTTGCTTCTAGTGCTACTGTACTTACCGTTACTTCTAACGCTGCACTTACCGCTGTAACAAACTCATACATCCAAGTGGGTGATGAGATCATGCAGGTTAGTGGTATCGCTGGTAACGATCTTACCGTTACTCGCGCACAACTTGGTTCAACTGCAACTGCTCATACTGATGCAACTGCCGTCAACCTGTTGAATGTTAACGTCAACCAGACCAGAATTAACGAGCAAACCAGCACTGGTGTTACTCCTCCTAAGATCAATAACATTGATACTTACGAAGCAACCACCGAGTATGCTGCTAACAACTGGAAGTTTGCTGCACGTACTCCTGGTACTTATGGTAACAGCCTTCGCGTCGTAATGACCGATGCTGGTCCTGATCAAGTTCTGTATCTTGCCGAACCTGGTCCTTCTGCTGCTGAATGGCAGATGCTTCCTGGTAAGAAAATCTCTTTCTCTGCTTCCACGATGCAGGGTCAGATTTTCAGTTACTCCTTGGTTCTTGAACTCAAAGCAGGCGCTGACCTGGTTGGTAAGTTCAAAGCAGATAACTTCTTCCAAGCAGATAGCGGAAACGTCACTGGTCGTATCCTTGCATACGAACCCAAGACTCGCACACTCGAACTGACTGTTGATTCTTCATCTTCTGGTCACATCGATATCGATATGGTTCTTACCGAACTTGCCGATAACGGTGGTTCACCTGGTTCTGCAACTGGTAACACCGCTAAGCCTACTTTGGTTCAGCGTCGTCTTACTGTTGTTAACGATGAAGGCGCAACTGCTTTCAGCAAGAACATCACAATCAAAGATTCCAGCACACTCAACGGTGTCATCAACGATGGCGACGATGTTGTTATCCTTTCTGCCGAAAATGAGTACATTTCCAGAGTGTATGGAAACAATCAGAAGTGGGCAAGCCTAGCACCACGTCCTGGTACTAGTGTGTGGGCAACTGAGCGTGGTGGTTTCCGCGACATGTTCCATATCTTGGTTCTGGATGGCGACGGTGGTATCACTGGTACTCCTGGTGCAATTCTTGAAAAGTTCACTGATGTGTCCAAAGCAGCAGATGCTAAGACACCCCAAGGTTCTACCCTGTATTACAAGGATGTCATTAAGGCACAGTCCGAGTACATCTTCTGGGGTTCCCACGAAACTTCACGTATCTTCGACGTTAATCCTTCACTGACGGGTGACATTGGTGATAACGTGTTGAACAAGAAGTATGACTTGTTCAAGAATGACTACTCCATCCTTTCTTTGGATGATCCTACTGGCACAAGTCTGCTGGCACAACCTCTGGTTAACACCAAGAACACTTCTACCTTGAAGTATCAACTTCGCGGTGGTGCTGATGGTTATAGTGCTGAGCGTGACAAGTTGTTCGATTCTTACGATCTGTTCTCTGATCCTGAGACCGAAGAAATTGATTATGTGATCATGGGACCTGCAATGAGCGACGGTGTTGACTCTGTTGCCAAGGCACAGAAGATGATCGACATTGCTGAGATCCGCCAAGACTGTCTCGCATTCGTTTCCGCTCCTCGCGATGCCATCATTGGTGTTGCTAGCAGCAGAGAGATTGTTAGCAAGACTGTTGAGTTCTTCGACCAACTGTCTTCCAGTTCCTACGTTGTCTTTGACAACAACTACAAGTACATCTATGACAAGTACAACGACGCCTACCGTTACATTCCTTTGAATGCTGACATTGCTGGTCTCGTTCTTGACACTGCTATTGAAGCAGAACCATGGTTCTCTCCTGCTGGTTTCACCAGAGGTCAGATCCGTAACGCTGTCAAACTTGCATACTCTCCTTTGAAAGAAGAGAGAGATTCACTCTATGCTGCACGAGTCAACCCAGTTGTTGCTTTCCCTGGCGAAGGCATTGTACTCTTCGGAGACAAGACTGGCATGGCAACTGCATCTGCATTCGATCGTATTAACGTTCGCCGTCTCTTCCTGGTAATCGAAAGAGCAATTAGTGATGCTGCTAAGAATCAACTGTTTGAAATCAACGATGAGTTTACTCGTCAGTCTTTCAACGACATTGTTGATCCTTATCTCAGAGGTGTTCAATCACGTCGTGGTGTTGAAGATTATCTAGTTGTTTGTGATTCAAGCAACAACCCTGATGATGCTATTGATCGCGGTGAGTTCTTCGCTGAGATCTTCGTGAAGCCCACACGCTCCATCAACTTCATCACACTTCGCTTCACTGCTACTCGCACTGGCGCATCCTTCGCTGAAATCGTAGGTTGATTAAGTGGGGAGGATAACCTCCCCTTTCCCCATTTCGTAATGACATTCAATTAATTATTCTTCCCCAGGAGAAACCCCCAAAATGTCAAGTCCAATTAGAAGAAACAATAGAAAGAGAAATCCCTCTAACAGAAATGGTGTGCAGTCAGATGCCAATCTGATGCAGTTTAGGAACAACATTCAGGATCTTGCGAGACCTAATCTGTTCCAAGTGACTATTCAATTCCCTCTGTTTGACAGCAACCCAAGCCGTGGTGGTGGTGGTGCTAACAAAAAAGGTAGAGGAGAGCGCAGAAGTGGTAACACTGAAATGCCCGAGCGTTCAACATTCTTGGTGAAAGCAGCAAACTTGCCTGCATCCACTATCGGTGTTGTTGAAGTGCCATTCCGTGGTCGTCAATTGAAGATTGCTGGTGACAGAACATTTGAACCATGGACTGTTACTATCATGAACGAAGAGACCATGGCGCTTCGCGAGCACATGGAAAGATGGGCAGAATACATGCAGCAGAATCAGTATAACTACCAGTCTGCTGATTCCATTCGCGACTATCAGGCAAGTGCAACTGTCGATCACCTAGATAGACAGGGACAGTCAAACGGTTCATATCGTTTTGAAGGTATTTGGCCTTCTAACATCTCTGCAATTGATCTTGCATGGGATAGCAATGATACCGCTGAGGAGTATACAGTTGAATTCCAAGTTCAATACTGGGAGAAGACTGATGACTCTAACATGTCTCATGGTCGCCGTAGGAACAACCGCCGTAACCGTAACAAGAAGGGTAGAGGTCGGTCCTGATTAGAACCTACATAGTTGAAACTGCTAAATAGTATTTGAAGTAATTACTTTCAATTGATGTCTCAACTATTTGGTTATTCGTTAGATCGTAAGAAGGGTCAGGCAACTGGTCCTTCTTTTGTTCGTAAAGAATCAGACGATGCTGCCCAACCAATTTCTGCTGGTGGGCACTTCGGACAATATGTTGAGATGGGTGACGCTGCTAACAAAGCAAGCGAAGCAGATTTGATCGGTAGATATCGTGAGATGTCTTTGCATCCAGAAGCGGATGCTGCTATTAATGATGTTGTCAACGAAGCGATTGCTGGGGATCTGAATGATCACCCCGTGGATATTGACCTCCAACACTTGAAAGTCTCTCAGACTCTGAAAAATAGAATCCGAGAAGAGTTCGTTAATGTTCTAGTGCTTCTAGATTTTGATAGAAAAGCATACGATATCTTCCGTAGGTGGTATATCGATGGACGCTTGTTCTATCATAAGATGATTGATACTAAGAACCCTGCTGCTGGTATCACAGAGTTAAGGTATATCGATCCACGCAAGATCAAAAAGGTTGTTGAATTTGACAAACCTAAGGATCGCGCACAACTCATTGACCCACAGATCACATCGATTGTTCCTAAATCGATTGAGTATTATATCTACTCACCGAAAGGTCTGAAAGGATATGAGAATAACGGGATCAAAGTTGCACCAGATGCTATCACATACTGCCACTCTGGTCAGTTGGATATGCAACGCAACTACGTGCTATCCCATCTTCACAAAGCAATTAAGGCACTCAATCAACTTAGAATGATTGAGGACTCTCTGGTCATCTATCGTTTGTCCCGAGCACCTGAACGTCGCATCTTTTATATTGATGTTGGTAATCTGCCTAAGCAAAAGGCAGAGCAATACCTACGTGAAGTGATGTCTCGCTATCGTAACAAGTTGGTGTATAACGCTGACACTGGTGAGATTCGTGATGACAAAAAGTTCATGTCTATGCTGGAAGATTTCTGGTTGCCAAGACGTGAAGGTGGACGCGGTACTGAGATCACCACACTGCCAGGTGGACAAAACCTAGGTGAGTTGGAAGATGTCAAGTATTTCCAGAAGAAACTGTATCGCTCACTCAACGTACCTGAGTCACGTTTAGAATCTGAAAGCAGTTTCAATGTCGGTCGTAGTGCCGAGATCACAAGAGACGAAGTTAAGTTCCAGAAATTTGTTACACGACTTCGCAAAAAGTTTAGTGATTTGTTTAGTGATCTTCTGAGAACTCAACTTGTTCTCAAAGGTGTCATCACACTTGATGAGTGGGATGATATGAAAGAGCACATCCAGTATAGTTTTATCGCTGATAACTACTTTGCTGAGATGAAAGAGAAGGAGGTGATGACAGAACGTCTCGCACTTCTTCAACAAATGGATCCTTATGCTGGTAAATATTTCTCTCTGGAATACCTACGACGCAATATCCTCAGGCAATCTGATGCTGAGTTCCAAGAAATCGACAAGCAGATGCAGGAAGAGGTTGAGGCTGGTCTGATTGTGTCTCCTGCTGAGATGCAACAGATGGAGAAAATGCAAATGGAAATGTCTCTGATGCCACCCGAACCTGAACAGGAAGAGGAGCAGGGATTAGATCCAAAAGATTACGAAAAAGGAAACATCTAAATAGTAATAGTATTAATTAACATTATGCCTTCCCAACCTTCTCTTGATATCGTTAATGCATTGTTTGCTGGTCAGAAAGATCTTTCTGATTATGTGAACACACAGATGCAAACACTCGCTCTCGATAAACTCGATGCTATGAAACAAGAGGTTGGCGCAGCAATGTTCGCAGCGCCCGAAGAGGGTCCTGAGAATACTGAGCAACCAGAAGACGCTGTACCCCCCGATCAAACCGAAGAGGAACCAACTGATGAAACTGATAACGGAGAAAATTGAAGACGCTAAGATCGTAATTACCGAAGGTAAGAACGGTAAGCGTAGCACCTGTATTGAAGGTGTATTTCTTCAAGCCGAAATCACCAATCGTAATGGTCGTATGTATCCCATGCGTACCATGGAACGTGAGGTTGAGAAGTATAACGAGTCTTTCGTAAAGACTGGTCGTGCTCTCGGTGAGTTGGGTCATCCTGACGGTCCTACTATCAACCTTGATCGTGCATCACATTTGATTACTTCTTTGAGAAAAGAGGGTAACAATTTTATTGGTAAGGCACGTTTGCTTGAAACCCCTATGGGTAAGATTGCAAAACAACTTCTAGATGAAGGCGTCAAACTGGGTGTTTCCTCACGCGGTCTGGGTTCTATCAAAGAAGAAAATGGTATCAAAATTGTTGGCGAAGACTTTATGCTCGCCACTGCTGCTGATATCGTAGCAGATCCTTCTGCTCCTGAGGCATTTGTCAATGGAATCATGGAAGGAAAAGAATGGGTTTGGGCAAATGGTTCAGTTTCTGAGTCCCATATCGACCAAATCAAAAAGAGAATTGACAATGCTGCGGCAAGTCAATTGGAAGAAAGAAAGATTTCCGCGTTTTCAGAATTTCTGAAAAATCTGTAATCATAAATAATTAGAGCAATCACTCAATTCGTAGCATTAAGGAGACCCCAATGTCTGACAAGATTGAAACAACACTAGATGAATCGAGCGTCACTGCTGGCGCTAAGGCAGCAGATCCTCAGGGCAAATTGTCCGATGAAGGTAGCGGTCTCGGCGGCGTACAGGATCTGGGAGGACCAACCCCTCAGAACTCGAAGCCTGATGACGAAAGTAACAAGTACAAAGTCATCGGTAAGAGTGCAACTGCACCTACCACAAAACCTTCTGATGCATCTGCATCCCAAGGCGGTTCCATTAAAAAGGAAGATGCTGAGGTAGAAGGTGAAGAAGTGATTGCTGAGGAAGAAGTAGTCGAAACAATGACTATCGATCTTTCCGCTGATGTTGCTGCTCTAACCGAAGGTGAAGACCTGAGTGAAGAGTTCAAGCAGAAAGCAGCAACCATCTTTGAAGCGGCAGTTGTTTCCCGCCTCAATGAAGAACTGAATCGTATCCATGGTGATTACGCTAAGGTTCTTGAAGAAGAAATTGAAACCGTCAAGTCTCAACTTGCCGAACAAGTAGACGAGTATCTGTCGTTTGCTGTCAGCAAGTGGGCTAAGGACAACACGCTCGCCATTGAGCACGGTATCAAAACCGAAATGGCAGAGAGTGTTCTGACTGGTCTCAAACAGGTTTTCGTCGAGAATTTCATTGATCTTCCCGATGAGAAAGTTGACTTGGTTGACGAAATGACCGAGCAACTTGATATTATGCAGACTAAACTCAACGAACAGATCGAAGAGAACGTTGACCTCTCGAAAGAGGTTGGCGGTTATATCAAGAATGGGATTGTGAGCGAACTGAGCGAAGGACTGTCACTTTCACAACGTGAAAAGTTGGCATCTCTTGCTGAGGGAGTTGAGTTTGATGATGAAGAATCCTTCCGTGGGAAGGTTACGACACTTCGTGAGTCGTATTTCTCTACCAAACCCGAAGTGACTACTGTCACCGAAGACGTTCAGGTTGAGAACGAGGTCGTAGGTGAGGCAATGTCCCACTACGTCCAAGCACTTTCCCGCTGGGCTAAGTGATTAAATAAGGATCCACACTAAAACCCTATTAAGTATTAAAGCAAATGTTCAATTCCGAATCTTTGCAGGAGAAGTGGGCACCCATTCTGGAACATTCTGAGATCTCTAACATCTCTGATAAGTACAGAAAGGCCGTCACCTCCATCCTGCTCGAAAACCAAGAGAAATTCCTCCGTGAGGAATCTGGAATGCTCAACGAAGCATCCCCAACGATGTCTGCTGGCACAGCAGGTTTCTCTGGTAGCAGCACCGCCACAGGTCCTGTTGCAGGTTTCGACCCTGTTCTGATCAGTCTGATCAGACGCTCCATGCCCAAGTTGATCGCCTATGATATCGCTGGCGTTCAACCGATGACTGGACCTACTGGTCTCATCTTTGCCATGCGTTCACGCTATGGCACCAACCGTACCGCTGGCGCTGAGTCCTTCTTTAACGAAGCGAACACAGAGTTCTCTGCTGAGAACGCAGCATCTGATCTCGGTCGTACCGCTCAAAGCGGCACCAACCCTGGTCTGCTGAACGACAGCGGCACCTACACCGTCTCTGACGGTATGCCGACTGCTGAGAGTGAGGCACTTGGCGATGCTTCTAGCAACGCCTTCGCAGAAATGAACTTCTCGATCGAGAAGGTCACTGTGACTGCCAAGTCACGCGCTCTGAAAGCAGAGTATTCGCTCGAACTCGCCCAAGACCTGAAAGCAGTTCATGGTCTTGATGCTGAATCTGAGCTTGCCAACATCCTCTCAACAGAGGTTCTTGCCGAGATCAACCGCGAGGTGGTACGTACCGTCTATCGCATTGCTCGCCCTGGCGCTCAGAACAACACAGCAACTGCTGGCGTATTTGACCTTGACGTTGATTCCAACGGTCGCTGGTCAGTTGAGAAGTTCAAAGGACTTCTCTTCCAAATCGAACGCGATATGAACGCGATTGGTCACGAGACTCGTCGTGGAAAGGGTAACATCCTCATCTGTTCTGCTGACGTTGCTTCGGCACTGTCCATGGCAGGTGTTCTGGATTACACCCCTGCTCTGTCTGGTAACAGCAACTTGCTTCCAGACGACAACAGCAGCACACTGGCAGGCACCCTGAACGGTCGCATCAAGGTCTATGTTGACCCTTATTCCGCTAACGTAAGTGATCGTCACTTCTACGTTGCTGGTTATAAAGGTTCTAGCGCCTATGATGCTGGACTCTTCTACTGCCCATATGTGCCCCTGCAAATGGTTCGCGCCGTTGGTCAGGACACATTCCAGCCCAAGATCGGCTTCAAGACCCGCTACGGCATGGTCGCTAACCCATTCGCAGAAGGAACAACACAGGGGAGTGGTGCTCTTACTGCAAATGCTAACCGCTACTACCGTCGTGTGCTGGTTGACAACCTCATGTGATCCATTAGGTTACACACAACACTCAGGACCCCATTGGGGTCCTTTTTTAATGCCTAGTCATATTTGCTGATTCCCTCACGAGAAGGGCGTTTGGGGTTGGCACTTATGTTAAATAGAATTATACTGAACTTGACTCCCATGCCAAGGTCCACCATGTTGAAGACCGATCTGCTTGCCAGATTATACAAAGAGAAAACCAAATTATACGAAGGTGAGTATGAGGGGGAACAAACTGAGGAATGGCATCACGGTGCCCACTTCGCGTATAGTAGACTATTGGATATCATTAGTGAGTATCGACAATGAAAGACCTTGACTTCATCGATGACCTGTTGACCATGCCCGAAGAACCTTCAAAATCTAAAAACATCACTGATGCTGATGCCAAGGACTGGGAAGACTTCTGGAATGGCGAAGAAGAATAACCCATAACCCCTTTAATGTGATGCTATTTGGAACCACGGCTGCACAACAACTGTTAACTTTCGGTTGTACCCTTGTTATAGCAACAGTATACATTGTAGTAATTACATGTAAGGACCATTGAATTGAGTATGTTCCTATAAATAATTAAAACAGGAACATACTCATGGCATCATATGGAGGCACGGACCAGACAGCACTCTGGTCTAAGCAATTAGATAACAGGAACTTCCTGTCGCCAATTGGATTTAAGATGCTACTGGAACAGTTTCCAAAGGTAGTTTACTTTGCACAATCCGCTAATATTCCTGGTATCGGTTTGAATACCATCGAGCAACCTACGATGTTGGGACGTGTGATCCCGTGGGAAGCACATGGTTTGAACTATGAACCATTCAACTTGACGTTCCTAGTTGATGAGGATCTAGAAAACTATCTCATCCTACACAACTGGATGCGATCGATTGCAGGTGGCGATGCATTTAGTGAGCGTGCTACTTACATGGATGATTACAATGTAACTTGTGATGCGTCACTAGCGATCATGAATAGTAATATGAGAACTAACTTCTTTGTCAACTTCAAAGATATATTCCCTGTCTCATTGAATGCATTAGAATTCAATGCTACAATTGATGGTACAGAGTATGCCACAGCAACTGCTGAGTTTAGGTATACTACTTACGATATACAAAACCTTGAAGGTGGACGGAGGAAAAATCTCAAATGAATCTAGACCAAATTCGTGACATGTGGAAAGAGGATTGCATCATTGATCAAAATGATTTAGACACTGAAAACTTTAAGTGTACTGTGATCCACGAAAAATATTTGAATATCTGGTCTCATTTTAAACTGATGGCATCTGATGCCGACACCAAAGGTCGGATGCTATACAAAGCAAAGTTTGAATACTACTCAGGCAAAGCACCTGCCAAGGTGTATGCAGAGAAACCTTTCAATCACAAGGTACTCAAAACTGATATCAACACTTACATCTGGGCAGATGATGAGTGGTTGAAAAACAAGCAGAAGATTGACTACCTTGATACTTGTATAAATTACTTAGAGATGATTCTTAAACAGTGTTCCTCACGAGGGTTCCAGATTAAGAATTACATTGATCTAAGGAGACATGGTGATTACTAAGATTGAAAAAAAGAATGAAGTCTACCTCAAAGTAACAACAGAACCCCATGTTCATCAGGAACTGAGTGATCACTTTCAATTTGAAGTGCCACAAGCAAAGTTCATGCCACAGTATCAGAAGTGGAAATGGGATGGAAAGATCCGTTTGTATTCACCAGCAACAGGTGAGATATATGCGGGTCTTTTTGATTATCTAACTGAGTTCTTAGAACAACGTGGTTACGATTGGGAAGTTGAAGACAGTAAGTTTTATGGAAAACCAAATGAATGTGAACTACTCATATCTCCTGAGGCAACTGCGGGGTATGTTAGATCTCTGGGTCTGCCTTTCAAAGTCAGAGATTACCAGTTACGAGCAATTTACCAAGCACTTAGGTACAATCGGAGACTTCTACTATCCCCGACAGGATCGGGAAAATCTCTGATCATCTATGCATTGGTACGATGGCATCTGGGAATGGATCGTCAGGTTCTTATCATTGTCCCTACTGTCTCACTTGTGGAGCAGATGTATAAGGATTTCCAACAGTATGGATGGAGAGCAGATGCATATGTACATAAGATCATGGGAGGCACTGAGAGGTACGTAGATGCCCCTGTGGTGGTGTCTACCTGGCAAAGTATATACAAAGAACCTAAGAAGTTCTTTAACCGTTTTGATGTCATTATTGGTGATGAGGCACACCTATACAAAGCAAAGAGTTTGTCAGGTATCTTGACTAAGTGTCATGATGCAAAATATCGTATTGGTCTTACAGGTACTCTCGATGGTTTGCATACTCATCAGTTAGTGCTAGAAGGATTGTTTGGTAAATGTGAACAAGTTACCAAGACAGCAGACCTTATGAAGAAAGGTCATCTCACTAAACTTAAAGTAAATATTCTCTTATTAAAACATGGGTACGTTCCCTTTGATGACTACCAACAAGAGATGGATTACATAGTAAGTCATCCTAAAAGAAACAATCTAATCACAAACCTTGCGAAAGATCTGAGTGGCAATACTCTTATCCTATTCAACTACGTAGAGAAGCATGGGGAACCATTGCATGACCTGCTAAATACTAAGGTGAAGGAAGGTCGTAAGGTCTTCTTCATACATGGTGGTATTGATGCCTATGATCGTGAAGAAGCACGATCTATATGTGAGACAGAAAAGGATGCAATCATTGTTGCATCGTATGGAACTTTCTCTACTGGTATTAATATCAAAAACTTACATAATGTGATCTTCGCTAGTCCCTCCAAGTCCAGAGTCAGAAACCTACAATCTATTGGTCGTGTACTCAGGAAAGGAGATAACAAAGCGCAAGCAGTTCTATACGATATTGCAGACCACTGTGCGAGAGGATCCAAAAGTAATTACACCCTTCGTCATCTTGCTGAAAGAATCAAGATATATCAAGAAGAAAAATTTAATTACGAAATTAAGGAGATCAAATTGACTCATGATTAATTACATCCGACACGACGAACAATTCTTTGCCACACTTAAACTGATCACTGGGGAAGAGATTCTTGGTGAAGCATTAGTTAGTGAAGATCCTGATACTAAAAAAGATATGATCTTCATGCAGAACCCTGCTAGAACAAAGATCGTTGAACTTGAAGTAGATTCAGAAGATGCATCCCAAAAGGTTGCAATGGGATTCATGAAATGGATGAACTTCTCTGATGAGGATTTCTATGTAATTGATGCTCAGTCTGTTGTATCGATTGCACCTATGTCTGATGAAGCAATCATGCTTTATAAGAGATGGATCAAAAAAGAATTTAAAAAAGAAGTACACGATGAAGCAGAGGTACCCATCAATAAGAGCATGGGTCTCATTTCTAAGGTAGAAGATGCAAGGAAACTTCTAGAACGCATCTTCAAAGATGCATCTCTCTAAGCCACTTAAAGATACTGTGTTTCTGAACCCTTACAGTGTTGAGTATAATGATTTATTATTGTCTTGTCAAGCCCTTGTCACCTTGTCACTTCGTCACTTGACAAATCTGTCTTGATAAGTTAACATTATGTCATCCGTGAGTACCCTTATGTCTATGCTAATGCCACGGAAGAACGCCAAAAAGAAAGAACACTATGTAGATAACAAACAGTTCTTACATGAACTGATTATTTACCGTAACAAGTGTGCAGTCGCCAAAGATAAAGGACTGCCCAAACCTCGTGTCTCTAATTACATTGGTGAATGCTTCCTTAAAATTGCAACCCACCTATCGTATCGTCCGAACTTCATCAACTACATGTACCGAGAGGACATGATTGGTGATGGTATCGAAAATTGTATTCAATACATTCATAACTTTGATCCAGAGAAATCTTCTAATCCGTTTGCATATTTCACACAGATTGTATACTATGCATACCTAAGAAGGATTGCTAAGGAGAAGAGGCAGCAAGCAATCAGAGAGAAGATCCTAGAACGTAAGGGATATGAAGAGGTTTTCCACACAGATGACCTTGACAATATCGCTGACATGAACTATATTAAGTCTCGTGTCGAGACCAATACGAGGTACTGATGTCCACAAAGCAAAGTTTGATCGGTGACTATTGGAGCGGTGGTTCCTCAGGTAAACAAACTCAGCGTCTAATTGCTGAGTTGACTGATAAGTTGAAAGGTATTACGTATACCCAAACATGCACAACAGCAGAGGGAACTACTTACAAGAAACTTGTTATTGAATATGAAGATTCTTCTAATAACTGATCAACACTTTGGTGCTCGGAATGATAGTCAAGTCTACATTGACCAGTACCGAAAGTTTTATACTAAGACAGTTCTTCCTTACATTGATAAGCATAAGATCACTGATGTGATTGCTCTTGGAGATACTTTTGATAGGCGTAAGTCCATCAACTTTAACTCTCTGGAAGCAGCGAAAGAGATGTGGTTTGATCCACTGAGAGATCGTAATGTCCACATGCATATGCTTGTAGGCAATCATGATATCTTCTATAAAAATACTCTCAGGATTAACTCACCAAGGTTACTCCTTAGTGACTATGACAACATTACCGTCGTGGACGATCCTACTGAACTATCCATTGGTGGTATTTCTATACTTCTTTTGCCTTGGATATGTGACGACAATAGAAAAAGATCCATGGATCTTATCTCAACAAGTGATTCAACTGTCTGTCTGGGCCATCTTGAACTTAATACTTTTGAACCTATTCCTGGATATACGATGGACCATGGAGATGATCCCGATGTATTCGATAGGTTTGACTTAGTATGTAGTGGACACTTCCATCACATATCTTCTAAAAAGAATATTAAATACCTCGGTAATCCGTACCAAATGTTCTGGAATGATTACGGTTGTGAACGTGGGTTTCATGTACTAAATACTAAAACTACAAAACTTAGTTTTGTAAAGAATCCCAACACGATGTTTCATAAAATCTACTATCGTGATAGTGAAACAGCGACCATTGATTATAAAAAACTCAAAGGTAGTTATGTAAAATTAATTGTCGAAAAGAAACAAGATCAAATTCTCTTTGATAAGATACTCAGAGAGATTAACAACAGTGATGTTGCTGATCTTAAAATCCTTGAAGATACTTTTGTATGTTTGGATGAGGTTGACGATTCTCTGGAACAGGAAGACACACTAACTATGTTGCAGAACTGTGTAACAGAGATCGATAACAAAGATGAAGTGTTTGGTATTTTAAAATCATTGTATGTCGAAGCACTTAGACTCTAAAATGTTCGTATTAGTTGACAAAAGTAGCGGCGGGGTGTATGCTGTCAAAGACAGTGGCATCCAAGAAAAGGTTGTTCAAATCTTCGAGCAAGAGGATGACGCCGAACGTTACTATGGTTATCTAAAAGCAGATGATTATAAACGTAAACTCGAAATCATGGAAGTCGAAGAAGAGATTGTCAAAGATAACTGTACCAACTATGGATACAGTTACACAATTATTACACCCAACGACATTGTGTTTCCCCCGAAAGACGTAGATTAGTATGATTGTTTTTGAGACTATTCGCTGGAAGAACTTCCTGTCCACTGGACAACAGTTCACCGAAGTGAATTTGAGTGAGTCACCATCTACATTAGTCGTAGGCAATAACGGCGCAGGCAAGAGTACCATTCTTGATGCGCTTTGTTTTGTTTTGTTCAACAAACCGTTTCGTAAGATCACGAAACCCCAGTTGATGAATAGTGTAAACGAACGTGAACTTTTAGTAGAGGTTCAGTTCAAAATTGGCACTATCTCTTATAAAATAGTTCGTGGTATCAAACCAACGGTGTTTGAGATCTACCGTAATAACGAACTGGTGGACCAAAATGCAGCGAACAAAGACTATCAAAAGTACCTTGAACAAAGCGTACTTAAACTTAACTACAAATGTTTCACTCAGGTTGTTATTCTCGGCAGTAGCACTTTTGTGCCTTTTATGCAGTTGCCTGCTGGTCATCGAAGAGAGGTTATCGAGGATCTTCTAGACATTCAAATCTTCTCACAGATGAATGGGTTGCTCAAAGAGAGAATCAAGGATGCTAAGGATGAGCAACGTCAGTGTGAGTATGAACTAGAACTTGCACAGACAAAAGTTGACATGCAAGTTCGTAATATTGCCAACCTACAAAGTGTTGACAAGCAACACATTGAGAACCAGCAACAGAAGTTTGTTACTAATGAAAATCGTATTGTAGATATTAACTTACGCATCAAGGAAGTCGAAAAAGATATTTCACTTATTGAACCTGAGATCCAAAAACTAGATCATGCTGTTGAGAAGCATGAAAAGTTTAAGGACATGAAGTCTAAGATCTATCACAAGTTGAATACATCTAAGAAGAACTATGACTTCTTTGTGGAGAATCAAACTTGTCCTACATGTACTCAGGAGATTGATAGAGATCTTCGTCAATCCAAACAAGCAGAACTTAATCAGAAGTGTGTTGAACTGACTGATGCAGGGTCACAGATCATGGGTCAGATCAACACTCTCAATAAGAACATCAAAGAACTGCGTGAGAAAGCAAGTCAGATTAATGAGTATAGGTATGAGATTCAATCTCTCACCAAGGAAGAGATGCTTCTGTTGAAAGACAACACTTCTATCATGACTGAGGTAGGTAGCGATACCTCTAACTTAGAGAAAGAGAAGCAAGATCTTGAAATCATGACACAAGCACTTGACAACAAACTCATTTCGTGTTCTAATATAAACAAGCAGACGGATCATCTTAAAACGGTTGCTAACCTCTTGAAGGATGGTGGGATTAAGACTAAGATTATTTCTAAGTTCATTCCTCTCATCAATCAGAGAATCAATAAGTATCTTCAAAGCATGGATTTCTATGTGAACTTCACGCTTGATGATAGTTTTAACGAGAAGATTCTTTCTCGTTTCCGTGATGATTTTTCTTATGCTTCTTTCTCAGAAGGAGAGAAGCAAAAGATTGATCTGGCGCTGTTGTTCACTTGGCGAGAAGTCGCTGCTTTGAAGAACAGTGTGAGTACCAACCTTCTTCTACTTGATGAAGTGTTTGACTCTTCACTCGATCAGTCTGCTACGGATGAACTGATGCGGATTTTGAAAGGTCTTGGAGAGAAGACTAATCTCTTTGTGATATCACACAAAGGAGAAGTGCTCTATGATAAATTTGAGCGAATCGTAGAGTTCTCCAAAGAAGGTGACTTTTCAACTATGTCAGCGGTACAAGGATGAAGCACATACTCTTCACCTTGCGTCAATGTGATAGTGAATTACTAGATGATGAATCTTACATTCGCGACATGCTGGCAAAAGCAGCGGAGTGTGCAAACAGTACACTCCTAGGTATCCAATCATATAAGTTCTCTCCACAAGGCGTGACTGCTATTGCTATGCTTGCTGAGTCTCATATCAGCATTCATACATGGCCTGAGACAGGTGAAGCAGTATGCGATGCCTTTACTTGTGGAGACCATACGGATCCACACGATGCTTTCATCTTTATGAAATCTTCGTTGCTGAGTAAGCGATGGGTATATCAGACAGTGAAACGACCAGTCATATAAGTGGCACCCCTCTACGTCCTGATGGACTAGGGGGGTTTATACTATCTGTATACACACGAGGGCACATGAAAAAGGAGATCAAGAGTACACTGGCACGTTTGCTTGCTACCGAGAACCTCCTGGTGGAGCACAAGCAAGTACCGACAGCATCCTTTGATGTTCATAAGCGTCTCTTGACTCTCCCTATGTGGAATCGTGCAAGTGATACTGTCTACGATCTGCTCGTAGGACACGAGGTGGGTCATGCATTGTACACACCTGACGATGACACCCTTGATAATCTCCCATGCCCTAAGGATTACTTGAATGTAACTGAGGATGCACGTATCGAGAAACTGATGAAGCGTAAGTATCCTGGTCTTGCCAAGGATTTCTATCGTGGGTATCAGGAACTGAATGATGATGACTTCTTCGCTATCGAAGACCAGGATCGTGAAACTCTGTCTCTCATCGATCGTATCAATCTACACTATAAGATTGGTGCTTATGCACTGATGCCATTCAATGCCTCTGAGACCCCTCTGTGTGCTGCTGTGGGGGATGCTGAAACGTTTGAGGAAGCGATTGCTGCTGCTGTTGCTATTTACGAATTTGCTAAGAAAGAACAAGAGTCTAAACCAGCAGCACCTATGAACCTTCCACCTAATCAAGGTGGCAGTGGTATGACTCATGAGGAGATGCTTGAAGAAGCACAGAAACGTGAGCAGGAGAATGAAGAAACTAAAAGTTCTAGTGAGAAAGATCAGGAAGTATCTCGTCCATGGTTTACTGAGGACGAACCTGATACCGAGACTGAACGTAATGATGATGATGCACAACTAGATGTCCCATCGTATGAGTACATCCAACCAAATATCGAGAATGCTACTACTCAGCGTAACTTTGATAGGAATGCGTCTGAACTGATCGATAAGTATGCTAATGAATTTGAGTATGTTACTTTCCCTAAAATCAATTTCAAGAATACTATTGTTCCTAATACACAATTGTGGGATGAGGCAGAGATTTTTTGGGAAGAATACTATGAAGATTTTGACAGAGATGTGTGGAGTGAAGTTGATTCGGAGTTTACAAATTTCTGTAACAACACATCCAAAGATGTAAACTATCTGGTCAAAGAGTTTGAGTGTAAGAAATCTGCTACATCGTATGCTCGCTCATCGACAGCACGTACAGGAGTTCTTGATACAAACAAACTTCACAACTACAAACTGAGTGAAGATATCTTTAAGAAAGTGACTCGCACTACTGATGGTAAGAACCACGGTCTCGTATTCCTACTTGACTGGTCTGGTTCTATGGCAAACGAGATCTTTGAGACTATCTGTCAGGTCATCAACCTTGCACAGTTCTGTAAGAAGGTTGGTATTCCTTTTGATGTCTACACGTTTGTCAATGATCATAGTTTGTTGAAGTTCTTTGGCGTTGACTCTGACACTTCCATGGCAAACCTTCCTAAGGTTGCAGAATCTGGTGTAGGTGCCTTCTGGGTTGACCCTCGGTTCAAGTTAGTCAACGTATTGACCAGCGAGGGTAATCAAAATAACTTCAAACGTCAATGCAACTTCCTGTATAGGGTAGGAAACTACTGGAATGATCGTAGAAATATGTATAAATTCCGTCCTACACCTCCTCCATTCATGGGTTTGGGTGGTACACCATTGAATGAAGCATTGATTGTGATGCGTGAGTACCTAGGAGTCTGGCAAAAGAAAGCAGGTGTGGAGAAATCTCACCTGGTTGTCTTGACTGATGGAGAGTCACAGTGTACTTGGATCGCAAAAGACCCTACTGATAGTCACTATTTTGATGAACCATATCCTTCTGCTATTCGTGGTGAGAGTGTGATCCGAACGAAAAATAGGTACTACTCTGACATCAAAGATCCACATCAGTCAATGACCAGGGGACTGATTAGGGTTATTCGTGACACATATCCTGAGTGTTCTGTCATGGGTTTCCGTATTTGTTCATCACGTCACCTGACTTCATATCTCAATGCCTTAGGTATGCATGGTTTTGATGTACATGCAAAGTATTCCAAAATGTTCCGAAGGGATAAGTCTGTTGCCATTGTTGGTTCCTGTTATAACGAACTGTATTGCATACAATCTAGTTCTTATAATTCTGATGTGGAAATGGATGTTGCTGAGGATGCAACCAAAGGTCAGATCCGATCTGCTTTCAAAAAATCTTTGAAGTCGAAGAGTATCAATCGTAAGATGCTCTCCTCCTTTGCTGGACAAATCGCGTAGTGTCCACTCTGCCCCTGACTCTGCCCCAATCTGCCCTATACTTACTTCATACGAAACAAACCAATGCCTGCCAAGTCTGACCTCAACACTATCGATCTGATCAAGTACCTTACAGCAACCTATGCTACTCCTGAGGTAAATACTAATCAGGTACTCGCTGCTGCTGATCACTTTGGTGTTTCTTATCCCACTGTGTGTCAGCGATTGGAAAAGTTCAAATCAGGTCGTGGTAAGTGGAACCTTACTGCGACAGAACTCGAAGAGACCTATAACGCTCCGTCTGCTGCCCCTGCTGTTGAGACTTCTACCTTGATTCCTATCAAAGACAAAAACTATGTACCGTTCGGAAACTTCACTGATCTGAAAAAGATCATTAAGTCTGGTGTATTCTATCCAACGTTCATCACTGGACTGTCTGGTAACGGTAAGACCATGGGTGTTGAGCAAGCATGTGCTGCTCTCGGACGAGAACTGATTCGTGTAAACATTACTATTGAAACTGATGAAGATGACCTCGTGGGTGGTTTCCGTCTTGTGGGCGGCGATACTGTTTGGCATAATGGTCCCGTCATTGAAGCACTCGAACGAGGTGCAGTCTTGCTACTCGACGAAATCGATCTCGCCTCAAACAAAATCCTATGTCTGCAATCTATTCTTGAAGGGTCGGGAGTTTATTTGAAGAAGACAGGTAGGACTGTCACCCCGTCACCTGGGTTTACTGTGTTTGCTACCGCCAACACCAAGGGTAAGGGTTCTGATGATGGTCGTTTCATCGGCACCAACGTGCTGAACGAGGCATTCTTGGAGCGTTTTCCTCTGACATTTGAGCAAGAGTATCCTGCTCCTGCTATCGAGAGTAAAATGCTCAACAATTACTGTGCTGAACTTGATTGCTGTGATGCAGAGTTCATTAAGAACCTCACCACTTGGGCAGAGATCATCCGTAAGACCTTTGCTGAGGGTGGTGTTGATGAAGTGATCTCAACACGTCGTCTGGTCCACATCATTCGTGCATTCTCTATCTTTAACAATCGTTTGAAGGCAATTAAACTCTGCCTGAACCGTTTCGATGACGAGACTCGCGATTCTTTCTTGGAATTGTACTCTAAGATTGACTCTGATGTTGAAATCAATCCTACTATCCTTGATTCCTGATGCTATATCGTACACAAATCCTTGATGACTCTGGTATATCCAAAGTCCTTTCCCAAGTTGATCCCGTCCTAGTCTTGAATTCACATAAGAACGTAGATGAAGATAAGGGTATCGAACCTGACTTGCTAGATGACTACATCGAAGACTCTATGCAACCAGAACTGACTCTCACCTGTGGTAGATCAGGTTTTACTTTCAAAAAGTACAACCCTGGTCAAGATTATGACTGGCATCAGGACGAGGTTACCTCTGATGATGGTCTGAGGTTGGATGTATCTACCACCTTGTTTCTCAGTAACCCCGATGAATATGAAGGTGGTGAGTTGGAGTTGCGTTTTGGCGACTTTGGTGTTAGTATTAAACTTCCAGCAGGCCACGCTGTAATCTATCCGACTGGTATCATCCATAGAGTACGACCAGTTACATCAGGTGTCCGTAGGGTAGTTCATTGGTGGGACGAATCCAACGTCCAGAACCCTTTTAGGAGGGATGCCATTGTACAACTCAACAAACAACCTGAACGCATCGATCTACACACTGCTACACTTGAACGATTCTGTTAATTATGAACAAATACAATGAGGATGAAATCCTTAAAGAACTTAAAGATTACATCGCTAGTACATACAGTCAGCACTACTCTGCTGGTCCCGAAGGGTTTCAAACCCTAGACTTGATTGAAGCATGTGGAGATGGGGAATCCTTCTGCCGTTCTAACATCTTGAAGTATGCATCTCGATACGATAAGAAGGGAACTGCTAGACGTGACATCCTAAAAGTGCTACACTATGCTGTACTGTTGATGCACTTCAACGACAAAAATGCCAAAACGGAAGACTATCCTCAATGACCTGTATGAAATTTACTGAACCACAATTGGAAATCCTCGGGTTGTTCATGAACATCAACCCATCTATCATGTTTAAACCTGGTCAGAAGGTTTCAACTATCTCTAACAATAAGAATATTCTCGGTTCCTGTACTTTCAAAGACATTGAGTTTCAGCGTACTGCACCCATCTATGACTTGGGTAACATGATGAAGACCATCAAGGTCCTCTCACGTAATACTACTAGCATTCCTGACGTTGACTTCAACGATAAGCACGTTGACATCAGCATGAACAACAGTCGGATGAAGTATTACTATGCTGATGAGAGCATGATTACAGTTCCACCTGACATCATCAACAGTATCGGTGAACTATCTGTATCTACTGAACTGACCAATGAACACCTGTATCAGATCTTTGCTGCGGCCTCTGGTTACCAACTTCCTGACCTGTGCTTCCAAGGTAAGAACGGTGTTCTACATGCTATTGTTACTGATAAGCGTAACACTACTGCTAACACCCTGGAAATTGAACTTGGTGAGACTGATAAAGACTTCTGCTTCTGCATGAAGATCGAGAACATCGCTATCCTGATGACTGGTGGTCAACCCTGTCGTGCTGCGAAAGGTTACAGAATCGATCTGTATGAGCGCAAGGTCGCCAAACTGCATGGTATTATGACAGAGAGTTCATCCGTTGAAAATCTTGAACTGATGATTGCTCTTGAACCTGATTCAGAATACTGATGAACATCTTCGTTACGGACCCATCCCCATATCACTCTGCTGTGGTTCTTCCTGACAAGCACATTGTCAAGATGCCCTTAGAGACCTGTCAGATGCTTGCTATTGTATGCTCTGACAAATGGGGGCATGGTTTTGGCACCCTTCCCAAAGCAGACGGTACTCCCTATGCTACTGAGAAGGGTGCTTTTCGTAACCATCCATGTACCAAGTGGGCGAATGAGTTCGTAACTAACTGGCAGTGGTTGCTTGCTCATGGACTTGCTATGTGTGACGAGTACACTGCTAGGTATGGTAGAGTACACACATGCCAGAAGACTCTTCTAGCAGCGAAAGAGATCCTACCTACTGCTGATCCTCAGGGTCGGTCAGGTAAGGAGACCACACCATTCGTCAGAGCAATGCCTGATGAGTACAAACTTGACACTAGTATCTCTACCATCGATGCATACAAAATGTATATTGCATCTAAACCATGGGTAGCAGATAACTATATTAAACTTCCACATCGTAAACCTGACTGGGTTTGACACTAAATTATGAATGATTTCCTTTGGGTAGAAAAGTATCGTCCTCAGACGGTTGATGATTGTATCCTTCCAGAGGAGACTGCGACCATGTTCAAGGGTTTCCTTGACAAGGGTGAGATCCCTAACATGCTGCTTGCTGGTCCTGCTGGTATTGGTAAGACTACTATTGCTAAGGCACTGTGTAATGAACTGGGTGCTGACTACTATGTGATCAATGGATCTGATGAGGGACGTTTCCTGGACACGGTAAGGAATCGTGCCAAGGCATTCGTTTCCACTGTCTCTCTGACCTCTGAGGCACGTCACAAGGTGCTTATTATCGATGAGGCAGACAACACCACTCAGGATGTGCAAATGCTTCTGAGGGGGTTCATCGAAGAGTTCCAGAACACCTGTCGTTTCATCTTCACCTGTAACTACAAGAACAAGATTGCTCAACCACTGCACTCTCGCTGCACTGTGGTGGAGTTTAATGTGAAAGGTAAAGAGAAAGCACAACTTGGTGCTGCTTTCTTCAAGCGTGTTCACACCATCATGGCAGAGGAAGGCATCGAGTTTGAGATGTCAGTGCTTCGCGAAGTTGTGATGAAGCACTTCCCTGACTTCCGACGCACGATCAATGAACTGCAACGTTACTCCTCTAAGGGTAAGATCGATACAGGTATCCTAGGACAACTCTCTGATATTGCTATGTCAGATCTTATGAGTCACTTGAAGGGTCGTAAGTTTACTGACGTTAAGAAGTGGGTTGTTGCTAATATGGACAACGAACCTCATGCTGTCATGAGAAAGGTGTATGATTCCCTCTATACATACTTACAACCAAAGAGTATTCCCGAAGCAGTTCTTGTTATCGGTGAGTACCAATACAAAGCAAACTTTGTCATGGATCAGGAGATCAACCTCGTAGCATTCATGACTGAGATCATGATGAGGTGTGAGTTTAAATGATAAAGACCCATGAGTTATTCCCTACGAGAGTCTATGAGTTTCGTTTAGAAGGTGATGACATGGCAATGTCTGATCAGGCACTGGAATATATCAAAACTTTGAACATGCAAATGTATAATTTCCCTGCTGGTGTTCGTACTAGTAAAGGTGATTTGCATAAAGATGAACCTATGCAAGAGATGACAGGGTTCTTTCATGACTGTCTAGATTATATTCGTTGTGATCTTGCACTTCAAGTAGAAGAACTACGTATCTCTTTATCATGGGCAAATTGGGCACCACCTCAATCAGGTGCTGGTCATCCTCTCCATCGTCATAACTATTCTTATCTCTCTGGTGTATATTATTTCACCGAAGGTAGTGATACTGTCTTCCATGACCCTGTTGATATCCGTAATCTTGATACCTTAGAGATTACTCGCGACTTCTTCGACGGACCTGAGGAACGTATCACGGCGGAACCTGGTAAACTTCTTATCTTCCCTGGATGGTTAAGACATTATAGCAATCCTCACTCTGGTAAAAAAGACCGCTATACTATGTCTTTCAACTCATTACCCCATGGTCCTGTCAACGCTGGTCCACAAGGTGTCCCTATGGCAAACATCAACGTATTATGATTGACCCTACACGATTTGATTTTCCATCTATCTTTGGAGTTGTGAAGTCTACTGATGGGTTGAAGCGGCGACAAACTAGACCACTCAGAGCAGAAGTCCAAGAGATTTCTATTGCTAAGTACAGTGGTGGTCAGTTGAATTATGTCGGAGCAACTGCTATTGGTCAGGACTTCCTTGGATTAGAAGATGGACTTCGCTATGAGTCTAAGGGTAAGGATAATTTATTTTGTAAGAGGATACCATGGACATCAGAAATTACCTTGAAGAATTTTCAAGGTAATAACACAGGTGTACCTGAAAAAACCTTTGACTACATGCTATTGTGGGACACAGCAACATACACAGTTGCTATCTGTACTTGGGATGCTTGTATGAAGCATGTTACTTTGAAGGATGACTCCGTTAAGTTCCGAGTGCATACAGATGATCTGACTTTCTTGGCAAAGAATGTCACACCAATTGATAAGGGAGACTTTGCATCCCAACTTTATAATCTTATTGAGTCAACAGTATGAAACTATTGAAGACCCCTCTCAGATATCCTGGTGGTAAGTCGAGAGCAGTTACACAACTAGAACCCTGGTGCCCTGCTAAATTTAATGAGTACAGAGAACCATTTGTGGGTGGCGGTTCTATGGCAATATACATGTCTCAGTTGTATCCTGAGATCCCTGTCTGGATTAATGACAAATATACTTATCTCTACAATTTCTGGGTAGCACTCAGGGATCAAGGTGACCTACTGTCTGATGTATGCTATGCGATTAAAGAAGAGAACCCTACACCTGACCTTGCTAAGGAGTTGTTTAATAGAAGCAAAGAGGAAATATCCGACGCCGATCCTTTTCGTCAAGCTGTTCTATTTTGGGTTCTTAATAAGTGCTCTTACTCAGGGTTGACTGAGAACTCTTCATTCTCACAGAGTGCATCAATTCAAAACTTCACCAAGCGAGGAGCAGCGAATCTAAAAAACTATCAAGATCTGATTGCACACTGGCGTATCACTAATCTAGATTACTCCGAACTACTAGATGGTGATTCAGATACCTTTGTCTTTCTAGATCCTCCATACAGAATTAATTCTTTTCTATATGGTACCAATGCTGAGATGCATAAGAACTTTGATCATGAAAGGTTTGCTAAACTGACTAAGGAATCTAAGAGTGAGTGGATGGTCACCTATAATGTAGACAAAGAGATTGAAAGTATGTTCAGTGAACATCATCAGAGATACTTCAAACTTACATATGGTATGAAGCACAGAGCAAACAACAAGAAGTCTGAACTTCTCATCACTAGTTACAACCCAACCCCTAATACACTTGAACAGTTCTTCTAATGAGTAAAGAATTTGAGTATCAACTGAAAGACTACCTCAATGGTATCAACTTGAAGCAAGGTAACCTTCATGAAGATGAACGTGCCATGGCAAAGTATCCATCTTATGTCGTTAGTAAGTGTCTTGCTGGTCATCTTGATTGTATTCTCCATGTAAATCAGATGAATATGTTGTATGATCTGGATAATGATATGCAATATAATTTTTACCTACATAGTATTAGGAAATCCAAACGCTTTGCGCCTTGGAACAAATACACGGCAGAAGATGATCTAGAACTAGTAAAACAGTTCTACGGATATAGCACCGACAAGGCGAGAGATGCCCTGAAACTGCTCAACAAAGATCAGTTGGAAGTCATCAAAACTAAATTAAATGTTGGAGGAAATTCAAGATGACTAGTGAAGAGATCTCGTGGTCTCAGGATATGATGTTGGAAGTGGCACTTAAAGAACCAGATGATTTCTTAAAAGTGCGTGAAACTCTAACTAGAATTGGTGTTGCATCTCGCAAGGATCGTAAACTCTACCAGTCATGTCATATTCTGCATAAGAAAGGTAAGTATTACATTGTTCATTTTAAAGAACTGTTCGCTCTGGATGGTAAACCAGCGAACATTACTAAGAACGATATCGAAAGAAGGAATCGCATTGCTAAACTTCTGTTTGATTGGGGACTAGTTAATTTTCAAGCGGATGAACTAGTAGAGATTGCACCTTTGAATCAAATCAAAGTTCTGTCCTACAAAGATAAGCAAGAGTGGACGTTGGAAAGTAAGTACAACATCGGTAAGAAGAAAGTAACTGTTGACACCTGACCCATGTATGAGGATATGGATTGTTATGATAAAGCAATCCAACTCTTCGGAACAAGAGTTGGTATGATCTGTGCCATGGAAATGGCAAAGAAACTTGATGCTGAAACTGCTTATGCTAACATCAAGTTAGAGTTGAAAGAACTCAAAAGAGTTCGTAAGAAGTGGAACAAGGAACACAACTGATTGATTATTAATGAAATTTATTGGATTGAGAGTTGAGGATCACGATTCCAACATCACCTATACCGATGGAACCAAAGTAAAGTATCTCTCTACGGAGAGATATTTTCATATAAAGCATCATGGACTAGACAATACATGGCAGTGGCAAGACCTTACTGATGAGTTGGGTGTGCATATCAACGAAGTTGATGCCCTTTGTATTGTTAGCGATCAAGTAACCTTTGATGAGGGTGAACTCTATCGTGAGATAGATATCGGATTGCCTTGTAAAACGTTTGCAATCGATCACCACTGGGCACATGTACTTTCACAATGGCCAGTAGGCATTCCATACACTAACTATGTGTTCGATGGGTATGGTAGTAACAGAAGGTCCCATTCTCTGTTCTTAGGTGACAACTTAGAACTGTCTCATGATGTAGATATCACAGGATCTATTGGTATTGAGATGGCAAAGGTGGGTGCTGCTCTTGGTCTTACAGATAACACTCCACATGGTCTAGATCTTGCTGGTAAGATCATGGGACTAGCAGCATATGGTATCATTGATACAGAATATGCGAAGTTCCTGGATCAGTTCCCTATCAGTAGGGTGAAAAATATCTGGAACTATGATCAGTGGACTAGGAAGTGGGATAATAATTTTGATATCAATTGGTTACGTACTGTTCATGAGGCAACAGCAAATAAACTAGCAGAATATGTGGGTAATGGTGATGATGAAGTAGGATATACAGGTGGTGTAGCACTGAACTGTGTGTTCAATGGACGCATTACACAGACTGGACAACAGATTTCTACTATTCCACATTCAAATGACTGTGGATTGTCCTTAGGAGCAGTAGAATTCCTTAGAAGACGCTTCCATACAGAGGAGTTTGATGCTACTGGGTTCCCATTCTGGCAGGATGATGAAGCACCTGAGGAAGTCAGTGATGAGACTATCAAAATAGTTGCAGAAGAGTTAGCAGTAGGTAATATTGTTGCTTGGTATCAGGGTCATGGTGAGATCGGACCTCGTGCATTGGGTCATAGGAGCATTCTTGTTAATCCTAGGTGTGAAAACATCAAAGATGTGCTGAATAGTAAGGTTAAGCATAGAGAACACTTCCGTCCTTATGGTGCCTCAGTCCTACGAGAAGACGCTCCAAGGCACTTTGATGTACCTGACGGTGCAAATATGCCTTGGATGAATGTTTCTGTAAATGTTACTGATAATGACCTGACATCTGTCACACATGTCGATGGTACATGTAGGATCCAAACTGTTGAAGGTGATGACTGCTATGCCAGACTATTGCGAGCATATAAAGACATCACAGGTGACAGTGTACTGCTCAATACCTCACTAAATTTAGGTGGTAGTCCTATCGCATCTAGTTTCTGGGAAGCGAAGGAGTTGTTTAGTAAAAAAGATATTGACTTTTTATGTATTGGTAATGATCTACTTCATAAATAGGTGAAGTTACTTCTTCTCTATGGATAACCCAAAGAAAGAGGAAACCAAGAAGGACAACAAATTTGAGTGGGCGGATGAGGGTGTATCAACTCTCGTCCGAGTTATTATACTTGGATGGTCAGCAGCAATTCTGACCCTTAACTATGTAACTGTTCCTGGTATTCGTCAGAAAAATATTGATCCAACTTTTATCGCCAGTGTGTTCACTGGAACCTTAGCCACTTTTGGAGTGATGCCCTCCAAGAAAAAGGATGAAGATAAAACTCCTACATTACCGAAAAAAGATGAGAAAATTTCTTAGTTTGATTTGTTTGCTGGGTGTCATGTTCATGGCAGCACCAGTCTTTGCCGTTGATGTTGTCATGGGTGCTGGGGGCAACCTAGCATTTGAACCTAATGAGATTACAATCTCAGCAGGTGACACACTACACTTCGTAAATGAGGCACTACCTCCTCACAATATTATTGTTGAAGCACGTCCCGATCTTTCGAGA